CAGGGGAGAATCCTGTGCTTCGCAAGGAGTGCATCGACTATCCGGGATGAGTGTACCGGAGTACGGTCGCTATTGATACGCGGCTGGGAGCGCACCGCTGCCGAAAACGGCAGAAGATATAGTCAGCACCTACGCAAAATATAACGTAGGTACGTATGACGGTGATCTTACGTTGATTGTTAATGACCCTGCAATTATGAGCGGTGTTGATCGCAATGCCTCTGTGGTCATTGATGTTGAGGACAAGGTCACTGCATTGAAGGAAGAATACAGCATCCAGAACAGAACAAACTGTATTATTCGTAGCTTACGTAGCTCCATTGGAGAGATAAGCAACTATGCAAGTGCATATCACAACAAAGCGCCAAAAACACAGGAGCAGAAAAAGCGATATGAGGGATATGTTGATCTGCTGTCTGTGGTCAACGGTAAACAGCCTTGCCGTTGTAAAACCGTGTGAACGCCTTACCAGCGGTGTCGTCTTTATGGCGGCTAACGGTGAAACTCTCTTGGGTAGGAGACAATACCGTGCCAAGCCTCGCAAGAGGAAGGCGTAACGACTAATAGCGATGAATGTAGCTATGTAGGCCGGAGTTGGTAGCCCGGTCGAAGCGCACGGCCGCAGAAATGCGGAAGAGATAGTCTAAGCCCTGTGGTGACATAGGATATTACTAAAGGCCATAGATTTCGCGAAGACGGGAGTGCTTTACCCGGTGCCCCGCAATATTGCGAAATACGGCCGTCCGCTGCCGTATTTTATGAAGTACGCAAGCCCGTACTACAAGCGGATGAAAAAACTGAGTTGTGCCCACTCCAACATGAACATGCTGTGCTTTGAGCTTGAGCGCTGGGAAAACACGATCCGCAAACGGCGCATGAAAAAGTTCGACTGGAGGATCATGTTTGATAAAGAGATCGGGTATGACAAGGAACACTTTGACGCTATTGAGTTGATATTTTGCGAATTTTACAAGCTGTGCAGGGATTTGGCGGAGCTGAATCACCAGTGCAGACACTACGAAACGTACAAAGACATTTTAAGAGAACAGAACATTACGAAAGAGATTGCTACGAATTTTGAGGTAAACTGGCAGTATTACTACAACATTTACCGTAGCCGATGTCAGCAGATCGTACCTGATGTGCGTGAGCTTGCAAACATCTGTGTGATATTGTGCTATGACAAGTATAAGAGCCTCAACAAAAAGTTCATGTGGCAGATGGCCGGTAAGGGTGTAGTAGAGAACATCAAACAGGTAAACATCTGCCTGCCGCAGGAGTGCGATGACGGCGAGTACGAGTACCTTGGAAAGCGTTATACGCTGGCCCCTGTGGAAAGCGACATCCCGGTAGAGTATATCGATGCAGAGCTTGTACCGGGAGGTGACTGCGATGTTTTATGATTTTTACTGCAACGAGAAGATGCTGCTTGATAATTACAAGAAGAATGATTTGGGAAACCGTGCGTTGAAGCGCGTGATTGGGCGCAGCGGAATGGCGCCTGACAAATGTGCTGATATGTACCTTACGATGTTTGACAACAGTTTGAATTTGAGCTACGACAGATATGACCTTGTAAGACATTTTGAGACTTGCGGAACGAAGACATGTGAGTTATTACAGATTGACAGTATAAAAGTATATAAACAAGACCTTGAATGGATCATGACACAAATTGAGACACACAATCTGAAGCAGAAAGAGCAACTTTGCCTGTTTGGCGTTGTGATGATGTGTAGGATTTTACATATGGACACGATAGATTTGACGACCGAATTTAAGATAAAGCAGTTCTGTAGCTGTTTTGAATCGCACCTGCATGATGTAACCATCAGAAAGGGAAAGTGGTACGAGACTTATCACGCGCCGATAGGGATGGAGACGGTAAGCGATGAGTACGGCATCCTGCTACGGACGGACAGCGAACATACCGCGAAGAAGATTGGCTGTTATTATACCTACGAGAATTATGATTTGAAGAATAATGAAGTTGTATACGAGATGGTTGTTACGCCGGACACAAATCGGCTGAACCTGTATGCTCTGTATCAAACGGTGGGGTTGAAAAACATACGGTTCTGCATGAGCTGCGGCTGTGCGTTTACGGCAAGAGGGAACATGACAAAGTATTGTGATGATTGCGCCAAGATCATAAAAAGAGAACAGACAAGAGAAAGAGTACGCAAATACAGACAGCGGCATTCTACGATGTAACGCTTTTAAAATAAGGCGGTTTACAACGATTAAGGACTGATGATTTTATCCCGCCCAGGGCTTCGGCTTTGGGCGGGCTTTTGTTTTGTCCGATTTTAAAAGGTTTTTAAGGAGCGATGTTTGTATGATTACTATTTCTAAGGCAGAGGCCAAGATGATCCGTGAGAAGTTCCCCCGTGCGCACATGGTTACGACTGTACATAAGACCATGGTTGACGAGACTAGAGATGTGCTGAAGGCGCTTGTTAATAATGTTGACGCGCAGCAGGCACTGGAGGAGATGGAGCGGGATGAGCGCCGCCGTACAGCCCGTACTTTGGGTGACGAGGTGGTTGCATGAACGATTGGCCAAAATTGAGCGGTGAGACGGACGCACAGTATGTGTACCGTGTTTGCCGCAACAAAGACGAAATTGGCACATGGACTGATGTTGCAAATGTTATCAACTCAACGCTTGGCTGGGATAAGGGCGAGTGCGCTTACCGCAAGACGTGGAAGGCATATCAGGATCTGCAGCAGGTGAGCAATATTGAGAACGGAGACACACAGGCCATGATCGACGAACTCCAGTCAGAACGACGGGAGCTGGAAAAGGCGCGGGTTAAGATGCGTGATGAGCGCAACGAGGTCAGTCGGCTGCTTCGTGCAAAAGCGCGTGGTGAGAGTATGCGTGAGCTGATCGAGCGCCGCGTTGAGTCCTATGACCCGATGGATTATGCGCATGTGGATGTGCTGCAGTGTGTAGGACAGGGCGACTGCGACCTGATCGTCCACCTGACGGATTTGCACGCAGGGCTACACATTGACAACTACTGCAACCGTTACAACGGCGATGTCATGACGTACCGCCTGCGCAAGTATGCAGGGAAGATTGCAGAGATCTGGCGGCGGCACAATGCTAAAAAGTGCTATGTCGTGCTTGGCGGTGACCTTGTGAACGGGGCGATCCATGTAAACAGCCGTTTGGAAAATAACGAAAATGTGATCGATCAGGTT